GAGGAAACCATGCGACAATTTGGTAAAACGACCATTAATTTTGTGTGTTATCCAGTTAAATTTTATAAGCAAGGGCGCGCTACTCAAACACTATCGAACGGTGCGACAGTGAATGGTATTGGCAACGTTAACGCTAAACCAATTATCACACTACGAGGGTCTGGCGACTGTACCCTTACAATTAATGGTCGTAAAACTAAGTTAAAAGATATCCAAGGTAAGATAACGCTGGATATGCAAGCTAACCAAGTCTACTCTGGCAATCTTCCAGCGTGGGATAAGGTGGTAAGGTCTCCACAATTTCAGATGCCTTACCTTGATTATGGTCGCAACTTAATAAGCTGGGACGGCAGTTTTACTGTCGAAATGATCCCAAATTGGGGGGTTAAGCTATGAGACCTATACTATTTAATAAAAATGAGCAGTCATTTGAAACTTATGGTTTAGGTGAGCTTAACGTAACCAAAGGAACTGTAACCCGTGAGCGCAACGGGAGTTATACGTTATATGCAGAACTCCCCGTGAGCGATCCAATGGTAGCAAGCCTTGAGAAAGAAATGAAGCTCAAGGCCGATGCTGGACTGCGTACCAAGAACCAAACATTTGAAATCTCACGGATCGTTAAGGATAGCAGTAACATTGTTAAAATCTACGGTCAACATATCAGTCATAAGCTGGAATACATTGTGTTGCGCAATGCTACGGCATTTGCTGGATCAGCATTTAGTGCTTTGGGAATTTGGAAAGGCGCACTTATTGGTGATTTAACCTTTGATGTATGGTCTGATATTCAAACCACAAACAAAGGTATGTTTGACATTTCCAAAATGGAAAACGCCCGTCTAGCTCTAGGTGGTGTCGAGGGATCAATTCTAGACCTCTACGGTGGAGAATACGAGTTTGACAATATGACCGTGCGATTGCATAAGCAGTTAGGTCGTACTGCTCCAACCGTGTTGGAATATGGTCGTAATATCCTATCTGCTGAATTGGACGAAACGATTGAGAGTGCTTATACTAGCGTGCTACCGTTCGCAACGTACACACCAGACAAACCAGAGGGTGATACGAGCGATAGTCAACCAGACCCTATCACGGTTACTATCCCAGAAAACTATATAGATAGTAAATACAAATCTCTATACGCTCATCGCAGAATTAAAGTCGTAGACTTTTCAAGCGAATTTAGCACAGATGGCAAAAAGAAGAACATTCCAACGGCCGACAAGTTACGCAAGTTAACTACCGATTACATGAATAAGAACGCAATCGGTAAGCCTAAAATCAATATTAAAATTGAGTATGCCGATCTAGCTAAAACGCTAGACTATGCTGATAACGGCTGGATCGAAGAGCTGGAACTGTGTGACATTGTACCAATCTATTATCCACAGATTGGTTTGACCGATGAAACTGCCAAAGTAACCACGATCACTTACGACTTTATCAATGAGCGAAACGAGAGCGTGGAATTTGGTGACATCGGAACTAACGTTAAATCGACCATGCAAAGTGGACTTGCTGGGCGGGTAGATGATATCGCTAAAGCCCAGCAAAACTTTGAAAACACCTTACCAGATTATCTCTTAAATGCTCAAGGTAACAAGGTCTGGTACAACCGTCCTGATAACAAAGAGCATAAGATCGGTGATATCTGGTTTGAGAAAAACGGCTTATACGACCGTATGTACGTCTGGAACGGCTCTCAGTGGGAGAAGCGTATTGATACCGAGGATATTGACAAGGTCAAGAAAGAGGTTGATAAGCAGTTAGAACAAGCCAAAACTACTACTGACCGCGCTATCTCGGAAGCGAACGTGCGTAGTGCAGAAGCACTAGCCAGAGCCAACGCGAGCGCTGATCTAGGACGAGAAGCAAAGAGAATTGCAGACGAGAACGTTACGAATTTAAACACGTTTAAGGCGACGGCAGAGAGGGCGCAAACACAATTAAGTAAAGACGTTACGACTTTTAAAAATGAGTACGGCTCTAAAATGCTCGAAGTCGATCAAACGACAACCGGCATAAAAACAAAAATTGGAGAAATAACATCATTCATTGATAAGGACGGCCAACGTCAAGAGGAATTAAAGCGATACGCTCGAGAGGAAACAGCTAGCTTATCGACCACTATTCGCGAGACCTTATCAAGAGATTATGTCGCAAAGAGTACCTTTACAGAAAATGCTGAAGGTACAAGACAGCGTTTTGAAGCTCTTACCAGAGATAACGAAACTAAGCTAGCTGAATTTAAACAGGGTATTGATGGCCAGTTGACCACATTATCTAGTCAGATTGCTGGAAAAGTAAATGAGACAGACTTTCAACGAGTCAAAGAAAACTCTCTACTTTATGAGCGTATTATCGGAACGTCCGAAACAGACGCACCAGATAAGCTCTCCCGATTGGTTATGTCTAGTCAGATATTCCAAACTGAAGTTGGTAAGTATGCTAAAGAAGATTTTAACTTAGTATACGACCCTACGAACTTTAGTAAGTGGGGCAAGAAAGGCTCAGACGCTAATATTGTAAAAGTACCGTATGAGTATGGAATATTAAGGATCACAACCGTTAATAAACAATCATCAGTCTATCAAGGCTTTTCTCTACCGCTTATGACTTCGACCTTTACCGAAGGCGAGAAGTTGAGCTACCGTATGGAATTATGGGTTGACGTGTTACCAGACGGCCCAATGGGTCTGGAACTTTGGGGCGCCGATGGAGGTATCACGTCAGATAGGATCTATCTTGATAAGACTGGCTGGCAAGTTGTAACAGGTACAATGACCGTCAAGCGATCGTCAACCAAAGCTAAAGAATTTCCATTTGAAATTTGGTTGATGAGGAACGGTACAGTGGCCGTTAGTAAAGTATCGTTGATACGAGGAGATACACCTCCTAAGAGTTTTAGAGACGACACATCTCCACAAGAAATCACCACACGGACTCAAGTAAGTCAACTAAATGATTCTTACGCGATCAGCGCTCTAAATAGCGCGGGTGACATCTTAGGACAATTAAACCTCAACAAAGACGGATCAATCAAGTTAAACGACGCTCTTATCGCAATTGGTGATAAGACATACGTCAAAGATGGTGTGATTAAAAAAGCAATGATCGGAAAGGGTCAGATCGGGACTGCTCATATCGGAGAGCTAGACGCTAGTAAAGCGAATCTGATTAACGTATCAGCTAAGAATATTGTCACAGACGGGCTGACCGCAAACATTATCAAAGGAGGTAAGCTATCGTCGTTAAATGGTGCTACTAACTTTGATTTACAAACGGGCTGGATTGAAATGAACAAGGAAGGCGTAGGCATTAAAAATCAATTTAAAGGCCGTCCATTACAATACTTAGTTTTTGGATCTGGTTCAATTTATGGAAAAAGCGGATCTTATACTGCTTTGGTGTCAAACTCTAATAATAGAGTAGCGATGGACGATGGAACCGCTGGAATCCAGATTTGGAATGCTAACGATAACACGACAGGGGTCGCCATCTTCGGGGATGTGGTCAAGTTTATGTATAACGCAAATGATTCTAAACCAATCGGAATAAATACGATCACAAAAAACATCGTTGGTTTAAACAGCATAGAGGCTTCTGGGGACATAACAACAAATGGCACTATAAGCACGACTAGAGGAATTGTGGCAAATAACATCGCTTTATCTGGTTACGCAAACCACAATCTAAAGGCTTTGCTTAACGATATTTATCGCAATATCAGACAACTGCACCAAGTCAAACAGACGAGCGCGAATTATACATGGACAGCACTTGGCCCGATTAATTAAGTAGTAGAAAGGACGCCATGAACACAACAGATAAAATCATCAACAATCTCGCTATTAAATTTGCTAACGAAGCTATCGAAAATGCAAATTATAAAGCGTATTTTGAGGAAGCTCAAGCGCAACTCGAACAAGCACAGCAACAACTAACACGCGTCAACAACGTATTAGACAGCGACACAGCACTCAAAGACCTCTTTGATGAGGCCTCTCAAAAATTAGAAGAAGGTAAATAAATTATGGAATTTAAACTTATTAACAAATACTTGCAAGAAGAAGGACGCACTTTTGTATCAATTCGCTCAGCGAACCCTTACACAGCATTTGAGCGTGTACTGATTGGTGACCGTACAAGCGAATCAGATGAAGTGCTGATCCAAGCTGTACTCGGTCAAGTTGCGACCGAATTAAACCCAGCCGATGGTGTGAAGAAATTGCAAGAGGACTTGCATACACAAGCTCAAGAGTACGAGACTAAACTCGCTGAGAAAGATACCAAAATCTCAGAAGTTAAGTCAGTAGCAGACTGGGCAGTTTTGGCAGCAGTCACTAACACAGAAAGCCCGCTTGATCCAACATTGTATGCGCGTGGATTGGAATTGGTTGAAGCTGGTCAAGCTGGCAAGACTTACAAACCTTATGAAATCTTCACAGTAACTAATCCAGCGTACACTCCTAAATTTGGAGAGGGTCAACGCGTACTTGTCCAAGTAAATCAAGACTTTACTTACAATAACGAGACCGTGACCGATCTTGAGGGATCACTCTCACAAAATGGTAAGCTGGCAGTTTGGAAGTGGACCGAACCTAAACCATCTAATACTGATTTAGAAACTCAACCCGTACAGTAAGCTAGTGATTTTAATAGGGGGTGGTGAAATTGGACCTATTGGCACTAGTTGACAAATTAACTCCCGTTTTAGTCGTGATTATTCCAAGCTATTTTTCCTTTAAGAGCACAAAAACTTCCAAAGAAGCTGACAAACGTCTTGAGGGTCTATCTAATAAGATAGACACCCTCGAGAAGTCAGTAGGAAGCGTGGAAGACATTGGGAAAGATAACCAGCGGAATTTGACGATTATCGGGAAAGGCTTACAGCGACTCCAACGTTTTCGATTGCAGGAGAATTTGAAGAACGCGCTCAAGCGTGGACACACAAACCAGCATGAGATCGAGGAGCTATCGAAATTATACGAGAGTTACGTTGAATTAGGCGGAAACGGAGCTATTAAAGTGCTTTTTGAGCGCTTTTTGGAATTAAAAATAGAAGAGGACAAATAACATGGATCAAATTACAAACATTATCACAACGTCAGCGATGAGCATTTTAGTAGTTTTAACCGGAATCGTGGTTCAAGCAATCAAGAAATACTTGCTTATGCGCGGTGGCAAGAAAGCAATTGAGATCGTTGAGATCTTGGCTAAAAACGCAGTCAATGCTACAGAGCAAGTCGCGGACAAGTTGGATATCCACGGATCCGCTAAGCGAGAACACGCAAAAACAAGCCTTATCGAAGGGCTTGAAGCACACAATATCTATTTAACCAATGATCAGTTAAATACATTTATTGAATCAGCAGTAAAAACAGCCAACGATGAATGGAAGAAATAGGAGATAAGCAATGAGTGTACAACAACTTACAGTAAACTGGTTTATCAATCGTCGTGGTTTACTTACTTATTCCATGCTAGGAAGCCGGAACGGAGCAGATGGCACGGCTGATTGCTCTGGCTCAATCTCGCAGGCTCTTAAAGAAGCTGGGATCAAGATCATCGGCTTACCGTCAACGGTAACACTTGGGCAACAGCTAGCAAACAATGGCTTCTACCGCGTAAGCATTAATCAAAGCTGGGACGCTCAAACGGGCGATATCGTCTTGATGAGTTGGGGCGCTGATATGTCAAGCTCAGGCGGTGCTGGTGGCCACGTCGGAGTTATGATCGACGATACATACTTTATCTCTTGCGATTATTCAACGCAAGGCGCAACTGGACAAGCTATTAATACTTATCCTTGGAACGACTATTACGGCTGGAACAAGCCTAATTATATTGAGGTTTGGCGGTATGCCGACACAGCACCACAGACCAACAACCAAGCAAACACGGCAGTACAGCCAAAAGACAAGGCCTTTTACCAAGCAAACGAGGTCAAATACGTTAACGGTATCTATCAAATCAAGTGCGACTATCTCGCACCAGTCGGGTTTGATTGGACCGAGAACGGTATTCCTGTTTCTTTGGTAAACTGGGTTGACAAAGACGGAAACAACTTGCCAGATGGTGCGGACAAAGACTTTAAAGCCGGTATGTACTTTAGTTTTGAACTTGATGAAGCCCATATCACAGACACAGGCAAGGGCGGTTACTATGGCGGTTACTACTGGCGCTTGTTTGAGTTTGGGCAATTCGGCCCAGTATGGTTGTCATGCTGGGATAAGGACGATCTGGTGAATTATTATAGCTGAGGTGGTGAACCATGCGTATTAATTCAACGAACTTAAAACAATTCGAGGGGGGCGATGTCGTCAAGCAAGGCGACACAGCTTCCCTTTTTGGCTACGAATTGCTAGATGAAAATTATAGTCCAGTCTCAGAAATCGAGGGACAGGAAGCCACGATCACGCTTGCCAACCGACATGGTAAGACTAGCTTAACCAGCACGGTCACAGACCACAAGGTTAAATTTAATATTAGTAAGGTCTTACCAATTGGTATTTATCAAGTGGAAATAACTTGCGGTAACTATGTATTCCCATCTGATAAGTCTACTGTTATCAAGGTGACACAATCAACGGAAGAATATACTTCTGACAGCTTAGAGGAACTTCGGAAACGTGAGCAAGACGAGGAACTGCCAGACTTAACTGTACTATATAACCTAGCTAAAATTTGAAAGGATAGAACATGACTTTAAACACAGAAAAATTAACACAATTCGCACAGGCCGTCGGTGCTGATGTAAAAGAAATCAAGACCACACTTGCAAACAAGGCTGATAAGTCCGAAGTCGGACAAGGTGGGATCACTCAACAACAACTGGACACAGCTATCCAAGGTGTCAAGACGGCAATTTTAGGTGAAGGTGTACCAGAAGAGCTTGACACGCTCAAAGAAATCGCTGAGAAGATTAAAGCGGGTGAAAATCCAGATAGCGCGATCGTGTCTAAAATGACCGAGCTTGGTCAGAAATTCACTGACCTTGAAAACACTGACTTTGTACAGATTTATACCTCGGCCAAAAAATAGCCTCTAAGGGGTGACACATGGATAAATTAAAAGAAACTATCAAACTAATCGGGAAAGATATTTATAATCTTAACAACAGTCAAAAAAACTTTTTGTCATTAAACAAAGCATATAGTTTGTTTCCAACTTTCGCTGGTCTCCAAAACCAAACGAGCCGGCTTGCGACCAAAAACGATCTTGAGGAGTTGAAACGCAACGTTGAAGCAAACGACACTGACCTAAAAGGCGAAGGCTTTCCGTATGATTTAAAAGCTGATATTGGTACAACTTATGTCGATACCACGGCTAAGAATGGTGCTTACAAGTGGATCAAGAAGCAAGCTGGCACAGGTTGGAAGACATGGGCTATTTTAGCCGGTGATACAGGCTCAGTACGACCTAATACGATCCAATCAAATTTGGATAACGCATATATTGAGCTTAGACGAATTAATTCTACCGTTGAGATTACTTTCGGTGGACTAAAATGGGGTTGGTTTGGAATTAAACGCAGAGGATCTGAAGGATATTATCCTCAAAGCTCAGACAAAGAGAGAAATGTCACAATTTTACCAATTGGCGCTCTACCGCTTGGTTTTCGTCCCACAGGGTCGAAGATCGGAATCATGATGAATGACAAGGGAAAGCGCTATGGTACGTGGTACGTTGGTGGTAGTACCGATAAAAATCATGTACGTTTACAATTTGATGATCCAGTACCTACAGATCGTGACATCGGAGATATAAGATTTACTAACATGACATATACCACAGACGACCCGTGGCCAGAAAATTTATAATATAGTTTAACCCTCCCATTTTCGGGAGGGCTTTTTTGTGTTTATAACGGCAATTTTTATGATTGTCTATTATAACGGCAATAAAAAAAGCCCTTGGGCTCGTTCTCTCAATTATGCGGGCAATGAATACGATTTTGAATACGACTTTTTTCAATTATTGAAAAATGACGGAAACGATTAAAAATCAAGAATGGCTATTTCTCAACGTTCAGCGATTGACTAAAATTGATAGAAGTCATTTTTAATTTATGATACAA